GCCGCTGTTCGCGATCGAGAACACAGCCGACTCGTGCAGAACATCCGTGCCGTTAATCGCGCCGTCCTTGAGAGACAGAGCCGAGGCAAAGAAGTCAGCATCGACCACAGCGCCGCCGTCCTTGGCTGTGCGATACAGGCCAATGTCGGAGATCGTCGTGGTGCCGATGTCCGGCGAATAGATTCGAAGATCCGTCATCACCGCATTCGAGGGAACGCGGAACATACGGTACGTCGAACCCGTGTTGTCGCCAGAGGTGATCGCAGCGGTCGCCACCTCGATGCGCTCAAAACCACCGTCTACACGGGGGCTATTGAGCACAGCCGGAAGGGCGTCTGCGTTGGTGATAAGGGTTGACTTAACTGCTACAACTGCCATTTTCGTTTACTCCCTTATTCAGCGCAGAGGATGTCAACGACCTTCTTCTCTTCGGTGCGGGTAGCACCAAAGGTACCCATCAGGTAAACCTGATACGGGTGCGAGGAGAGGTCACGACGCTGCGTGATGTCAGACATGATGTCATTCCACATACCCAAGTGAACGCCCGAAGGCACCCACACCGGGCAGCGGCGATGGCTCGAGCTCGTCGGCAAACGCTCGCTGTGGATGAAGTTGATGCCAAGGAACTGCATGACCTTGCCATCCTTCATCACCGGAGTGTCGCTGTTGAAGTCGCTCGAGACCACTTGGATCTGGCCCAAGAGATCGTCGTGCTGCTCGGCAGAGATGGCGCAGTACACCGGCTCCGCATCGAGATCAACCTCGTTCTCCATCAGGATGCGACGCGCTTCGCGCAGCTTGTCGACCGTGAGGCCAACGTTGCCCGAGGCAGCGTAGTTCACAGCAACGCGCTGGTTAGTCGTGTCGAACTGAGTGGTCGTGCCGCCAGCTTCGCCCGTCTTGTTGTCGCCGAGCATACCGCTGATGATCACATCGTCCATCGCACGGCCCATCGCGTAGAGACCGTTCTGCGCATAGGCAGACTGCGGGTCGGCGAGGAGACGGAGCTTGTCGAAGTTGTCGATCAGGTCAGCCCAATCGAAATCTTCCGGGAACACCCAACGGCGAGCGTTAGGAGTGTTGACCGGGACGATCGGCGAGTAGCGGGTCGAAACCGCACGAGCAGCGGTAGCACCGTACTGCGTGACGACTTCAGAAGCCTTGCCCTTGTACGAACCAGTCTGCACAGAAGTGCGCAGCTTGGAGCCCTTTTGCTGCAAAAGCAGCGAGATGTTAGTGCCGTATTGTACGGCATAAACTGATGCAATATTGTCGGCCATGATAGCCCTCCAAAAAAACTAAATATGTAGTGTTTCTCGGATGGCTTGTCCGTTACCGGGGCCAGAATCCTTGTGAGATACGCTCTCACCGATCGATCGTCTTTCCGACTGTCAGTTGGGGTCTTGCGACTTGCCCTGTCCTGCTAGAAAAAAGAGGCCCGAGATCTCTCCCGGGCCTCAAGTTCACTCACAGGAGATTACGCCGAGGATAGTACCGCGCGCGTATCACACTCGCAACTACTCTGTAAACAGCTCTGGGTTAGCCATTCGCTGCAATCGCATCATCTCTTCGATTGCACCCTGTCGGATCTTCTCGTCGCGGTTCATGTAGCGACCCATGAACTCTTGATCGGCGAACATTCCAGCAATCTTGTTCTTTGCAGCCTGCGGAGTCAGCGCGCCACCGGATGCCGCCTCGGATGCCACGAACGACCCTTCAGCGAACGATGAGCCGATCGCATGGAACAGCTTAATCATCGGCCCGGTGCCGATCGCCTGCTCTAGTCGCTCAAGCCCGTCAGCGTCTAACCCAGCATCTGCACCAAACTTGCCGACAGCACGTTTAGCGAGTTCGATGTTTTGGTCAGCCGCGGCCCCCCATTCCCGGCGCAACGCCGTGAACTCCTCCTCGGACTTGTTAAGGAATGACTCGCGCTCCATCTCTATCCGCTGCGTGGACGTTTGATTCCACCACTCGGCGAGGCCCTTGGCTTGCTTGTTGGTCAGCCCCAGATCGTGAAGCACCGGAGCGACCGCCTGCGCGAACGAGCCGTCATCCCCTTCCGGTACTGGCAACTCGTACTTATCGGCGCTCTCCGGGCGTCCTAGGCGGTTATAGACCGCGCTCCAGCCCTCGGCATCGTCATCTGACTTGGGGGCGAGAATGGTGCGCCCAGCCTTGTCAGCGCCGAACACCTTCTCGAGATTCTGATACGACAGCAGGGCGTCAGCCGGCCCCTTCCATCCCTTGGCTTTGACCAGCTCTCCAAGCTGGCTGGCCGTTCCTTGGTCGATCCCTTCCGGCGCGTACCACGCGGGAGCCGCTGCCGGAGCAGTCGGGTTGCCTGCTTCCGCAGACCCTTGATCGTCACTCATCGATGAATTCCTCTTGTAGATTGGTCAAGGTCTTTTCGTCCAGTTGCAGCGCCTCGACGATGAGCTGCACCGTTTCTTGGCGACCGACCATGCGGCCGACCTCGAACATATCCGTCGCGCCGGACTTGTCCACGGCGACAGGCGGTTTCCCGTAGCGGGAGAATCGTTTTAGATGGGCGAGGATGATCTGCCCGTCTTGCGATAGCTGGTTCGTCTTGCCATCGATCAGAGCTCGCTTGTAGGCGCGAGATCGGAACAGCACTCGAGCGACTCGAGCGCGCATCACAGCAACCATGCTGGGCATCAGCGATTCCTCAACCAAGTAAGATATTCAGCGCCTTCCTCTGGCTCCCACCAAACCTTGATCATGTCTGGATGGGTTGGAGGCAATAACGGATTGATTGTCGTCAGCGCGCAAGGCGAGAGCGCGTTATCGCGGAATCCCTTTTCTTTTGCGTATCGGTCGTAGACCTTGTAACTCGCCACCTTCAGCAGATGCATCGTGATTCCGTTGATCGGATCTTTCAGCACCGAGTAGGCGCTCTCGTGTTTATGGCCGGCGACGTAGATGTGATCTCGAGTGCCGAGCATCGCTGCTTTCATCGGGCCGTGGGCTGGATTCCACACCGACGAACCGCTGTGGTCGTGGCGAGCATTGACACGCACCTCTGCGCCATTCGGAAATTTCAAGGCGATGCGGGCCTCGCTAGATTTGTAGTTTGAGACTTGCTGTTTTGCGATCCATTTCAGCGGATCTCCCGCTCCTGACCATGCATCATGGTTGCCGGCCAGCATATAAAGCCAGCGGCAGCGATCGACAAACCATTCAGCTAGTTTCCATGCCTGCGCAGCAGATGTTGCCTGCTCGCCGTAAAGCCTTGCTAAACGGCCAACCCAGTTGTTCGTAGTGTCGCCGACGTTGCAGGCAAAAAGCCCTTCCACCTTGCGACAAAGCTCTGTGTGACGCTCGAGCGCCTCGATGTCGGTGCCGTCGTCATCAACGTGCGGGTCGCCAAAATGCAGCAGGCCAATCGGCCCCGGGATCTTGATGCGAATTGGAATGAGCTTGCTCGCTTCCTCGTGCTCGCGCTTGTGCTGGAATTTTCTTTTGCGCTGCTCGATGAGCTCGTCGATCGATACGTCATCATCCGGTATCGGCGTGAATTCAAACGCCTCCTCGTTCGGGATCTGCCTGCCCGGTTGATACGTCGAGATCGGGATATCGTATCCGCGCTTTCTCATGCGATTTAATCTCTGTAAAAGAGTGCGCTCGTTCATACCAAGCTCTAAAGCTACATTGGCACGAATGCCCTTGTATTTTTGCAGCGTCGCAATGATCTGATCATCAGTCGCCTTGGCGGCTACCACAGCATCACCTCTTTCTAATTACTTTGATGCCGAGTTCCTTTCGGCGCTCTTCGGTACGTTCGTCATTGCGCACCGCTGTCCATTCCAAATGCCCATCAACGAGCCGATACTGCTCCTTGTGAGTCAAGGCGCAATCGCAGCACTCGGTGAAGGTATAACCTTTGACTCGATACCAAACCCCGTCATACATCTGGATTACGGGGACAGATACATCCTTGCTTCGTCCTGCCTTCGGCTTACCAGACCGGGCAGAACCTTTCCCGCGGCTTTTGTCCATTTCATGAACTCCGATGCAGCGCCCCAATGGTCGCCGCGATTGTGCTTCATGCGCAGCGTCGATCGCTGCAAGTTTCCAAGCCCTACGTTAAATGCGAAAGAAACCAATGCGTCGAACTGGCCTTGACGATCAGGATCAATAGCGCAATATCGGGCCACGCCTGACTCAAACCGTTTAAGGTCTTGAGCAAGGAGAGCATCCACTTCGTCAATGTCCCAGACACGGTCGTCCTCTGGTTTTAGCGGATAGTCCCGGCGCAGAGGGAAATTGCCATTATCGGCGGTACGCACCACCGGCAAACGAGCCTGCTCGGGATAGAGCATATGGCCGACGCCCACCGTCCAAAGTTTGGCTGGGCATAAATACGGTCGCAGGCGCACACCTTCGTGTTTCTTTATCGACGCGAGCGCCTGCTCGCTTGTGTTCATCTTTTGCTAAATGCCTGTGTCCCGAACCAA